CTACCTACGGCGGGGTGGCTATAGACACCACCGGGACGCAGTCTGGCATCCATTCCATCTCCCCAAGAGGCATTGCGCTTACTTCGTTTGGTGGCGGGTCAAGCATTCCGGTGGTACAAAACTTTATTCTTGTATCTGACGCAAGCCGGTTTTTGTTTGCCTTTGGAACCAATGACTACGGCTCAACGTCTCAAAATCCAATGCTAGTACGCTGGTCAGATCAGGAGTCGCCTGTAACTTGGACTCCAGCCGCAACAAACCAAGCTGGTAGTTTGCTGTTTTCCCGTGGGTCAGAAATTATCACTGCCGTGCAGGGTCGCCAAGAGATTTTGGTGTGGACAGATTCATCTTTGTACTCCCTTCAGTATGTTGGTCCACCTGTTGTGTGGGGTTCCCAAATTGTGGGGGATAACATATCTATTGTGTCTGAGAACGCTGTTGCTTATGCTAGCGGTGTAACCTACTGGATGGGTGTGGATAAGTTCTACAAGTACGACGGGCGCACCCAAACGCTAAATTGCGACCTGCTTCAGTATGTTTTTAACGGTATAAACAAACTTCAGTTTCAACAAGTGTTTGCCGGGACAAATGAAGGGTTCAATGAAATCTGGTGGTTTTATGTCAGCAATGATAGTTTGGACTACACCATTGATAGCTATGTGATATTCAACTACGCAGAAAACGAGGGCCAAGGATGCTGGTACTACGGCTCACTTGCTCGTACAGCATGGTTGGACAGCGGCTTGCGGGATTACCCCCTAGCATCCACTTACTCCTACAACGTCGTCAACCATGAGCAAGGCGTGGACAACAATGAAACCGCAACCGCATTGCCTATTGAGTCTTTTATCACCTCATCTGAGTTTGACATAGAGGACGGGGATCGGTTTGGGTTCATCTGGCGCGTGCTGCCTGATGTGAAGTTTGTCGGGTCAACTGCGGTAAACCCTCAGGTCACCATGTATCTCAAGCCGATGCAAAACTCAGGTTCTGGGTATAACAACCCCACATCATTGGGCGGGTCTGACAACGCCACCGTGACCAGAACAGCGTCAGCCCCAATTGAAGCATTTACCGGGCAGGTATACATCCGCGTGCGTGGCCGTCAGATTTCCATGGAGTACAGATCAACCACTTTAGGTGTTCAGTGGCAAGCTGGCTCACCCCGGCTGGATATTCGCCAGGATGGTCGCAGATGACTGATATTAGCAAAGTTGTTGCGCCCCGTTTGCCCAATGCGCCGCTGGCGTATGAGCCGCTGTACCAAGAGCAGTTTATGAACATCCTACGGTTGTATTTCAACCAACTGGATAACTCTACTCAACAACTCACCGCAAACAACAATTTGCTGTATTCTGTCTACACAGTGGCTACGCTGCCCAGTGCAGTTACCAGCGGCACGGGCGCTAGGACGTTTGTATCAGACGCCTTGGCTCCAGTATTTGGCTCAACCGTGGTGACTGGCGGGGCTGTGGCTACCCCCGTGTATTCAGACGGCACGAATTGGAAGGTTGGTTGATATGAAAACTGATGCAGAAATTGTGCGCACAGAGATTGAAGTTGGCGGTGCCAACATTGGGTGGGAGGCCGCATACCAGCAAGTGGAGAATATGCGCAAAGACCCAAGGAATTGTGTTGTGCGGTTTAATGACAGCATCTTTGTCGCAACATCTGTTGAGCCTGGAGTGGTTCGATTTTTCATGTGCAATGCAGACACTTTAAGCAACATGCCCAAAAGCCTCAAGAGCTTTTTTGATCTGATGGCCAAGAACAACAAAAAATTGCTTTGGTCAACCAAGCGCAAGGCCATGCTCCGCATGCTCAACAGAACTGGGCACAAAATCAAATCCAGTTGTGTGGATGGCGTATATCACGGAGAGGTAATCCTGTAATGTGTTTTCTTTCTGATCCTCAATATAGCGGCGCTCCAGCCCCAGGTCAGGGAGGAACGATACTTCCCGGTGGTGGCGCAGTTAACCCATTTAATCCTAACTCTGAGGCAGGTAAAACATTTGCCGGTGTTGGCGAATTAAATATTTTTAATCCCGATTCTGCCGTTGGTAAAGCTGCTAATGATGTAGCCAAAAATCTTGGCACAACCATCCAAGCCATTGCTAGTGATCCAAGAAAATTAGCCGCTGTTGCTCTTGTAATTGCATACCCAGGGGCTGCATCTTCAGTTGGAAATTATTTGTTGTCAGGGTTACCTGAGTTTGTTGCTGCATACCCAGCCGCTGCGGAAATTATGGGTCAAACAGCCATTAACGCAGCCACTAATGGCGGCGACGTTAGAGCAGCGGTTACATCAGCCGCCGTGCAGTATGGTGTGCCTAAAGTTGCAGACTGGGTTGCAAAATCATATGCCTCAGATAGTGTAAGCAAAGCAATTACCAATTGGGCCGCAAAAACTACTGTTGATGTAGGCATTGCAGCTGCCATGGGTAAAGACCCAGTTGCCGCGCTGGTGTTTAGCGGAACCAAAGCCGCTACCAATGTATTGATGGAATATACAGGCCTTAACAATAGTTTAAAGAATCTTCCTGATTCAGCTGCCAGCGCAGTTAGAGCCGCCATTGCAGCCAAAGTAATGAACAGCGACCCATCCAAGGCGGTGGCTCAAGATTTAATAAATTCCGCAATTTCTACCGCACAGACAATGTATGCTGCGCAGAAAAAAGCGGTTCAGAACAATGTCCTTCCGTTTAATGAACATCAGCTTGCGTATATACCCGTCGGCATTTCTCAGGCCGGGATGCAAAACATTGTTAACTACCAAGGGTACGCAGAGGACGGAAGATTTGAGCTACCAGACGATGAACTTGCTGAAGTGGCACGCATGATCAAAGTCGTGCCGGGATATAACTCCAAGATTCCTGAAGTAGTACAAGACGATGAAGCAATTAATGATTTTTTTCAAAGGAAAGAAACTGAATTCCGCGCTACGCAAGCGCCAGATGCAGATGCGCAAGCACAAATTAAAGGCTGGACAGACGCGGCTCAACAACGCGAAGCTTTGGCGGCGGGTTACACTAACGCATTTAGTTACTGGGATGACATCTACACTAAACAAGCCAAAGCAGAGGGGTGGGCTAATCTTTCAGAAAAATACTACGCGTCCCAAAAGGGTTTTAATAACGCTGAGGAATACAATTTAGCCCAAGTATTTGGGTACGGCACAAAAGCCGAGCTTACCGATTACCAAGACAAAGCTGCCCTATTTAAAGACATCACTGGAAGAGAAGCCACTCCAGAGGACATTAAGCAATTTGTTTGGCAGAAAACCTCTAATGAAAAGTTTAAACAACAAATAACTGCCAACGAACAAACTAGACTAGATAAAATTGAATCAGATAGGCTGGCACAAGTTGAATCAGATAGGCTGGCAAAAGTTGAATCAGATAGGCTGGCAAAAGTTGAATCAGATAGGCTGGCAAAAGTTGAATCAGATAGGCTGGCAAAAGAACAGGCAGCTAATGATGAAGTTGAACGGCTCCGTCAGGCTGGGCTGATTGAACAGGCAGAAGCCGAAGCCAAAGCCGAAGCCGAAGCCGAAGCCAAAGCCCAAGCCGAAGCCGAAGCTCAAGCCGAAGCCGAAGCCCAAGCCCAAGCCCAAGCAAGAGCCAAAGAAAGAAGCATACGAGTAGCAAAACTCCAAGCCGAAGCCAAAGCCGAAGCCGAAGCCAAAGCCCAAGCTGAAGCAGATAGGCTGGCAAAAATTGAATCAGATAAGCTGGCGCTAGCAAAAGTTGAATCAGATAGGCTGGCAAAAGTTGAATCAGATAGGCTGGCAAAAGAACAGGCAGCTAATGATGAAATTGAACGGCTTCGGCTGGCTGGGCTGCAAGAAAACACAAATGTTGATTTAACCAAAGTTGTTGGAGGCACAGACACCACAACGGGCGGTACGGGCACAGACACCACAACGGGCGGTACGGGCACAGACACCACAACGGGCGGTACGGGCGTAGATACTGTTGCCGTTGACGGTACGGGTGGCGCAGGTACTAACTTGGACCAAAATACCGTTGCAGTTGACGAGTCGGTGATTACGGGTGGCGCAGGTACTGATACTGTTATCGATGACCTAACCAATGCCGGATTGCACGACGACTTTGATAATACTGATCTGACCGAAGTTGTTGGAGGCACAGACACCACAACGGGCGGCGAGGGCACTGACACTGTTGAGGGCACAGACACCACAACGGGCGGCGAGGGCACTGATACTGTTGAAAGCGGCGAAGGCACTGATACTGTTATCGATGACATTGTTGAGGGTGGATTGCACGACGACTTTGATAATACCGATCTGACCGAAATTGTTGAGGGCACTGATACTGTTGAGGGCGGAGATGACGCTACGGGCGGTGCAGGTACTAATGTGGACCAAGATACCGGAGATGATGAGCTTGAGCCGCCAAGCACGCTCCCAACAGAGCCCATCTTGGATGATGAGCTTGAGCCGCCAAGCACGCTCCCAACAGAGCCCATCTTGGATGATGAGCTTGAGCCGCCAAGCACG